CATTGTCTTTTCCTGTCATTGCGCTCATAACGCAATTTAATTTTTTGAATGATTCAGTTTCCTTCATGCCGTCCATTGCTCTAAAGAGCTTACCATTCGGCTGACCGATTTTAAGTGTAACACCGGCAAAGTTTTCAGGACTTCTGGAAGAAATAGTGTACTCAATATTTCCATCATCAAATACCAGAAGACCAATAACGCAGGCATTAACAAGACGTTTTTTACCGTCTTCAAAACCTTTTAAATCTTCCTCATTCATGTTAGCAGTTTCGCGATCAATTCCGGTAACATCGCACCAGTCATCAAACTCTTTTTCTGCCTGTTCTCTTGCAACTTTCTCATCTGCCATAATTTAATACCTCTCTATAAAAATTAAAGCAGAAAGCTCCCGGCGCACCAAGAACCTTCTGCTTAAAGTTCCGTATGATTAACCAAGTTTCTCACATGAACCGTTCAGCGTGATAGCAGCAGTACCTTCTTTCATGTCTGCCTTTACTGCATCAGTAAGCTGCATAGAACCACCAATAACAGTGCCATCAACCATAGTTGCAGAAACGTCAAAGAACTCCATACTGTCCTGACTTTCCTTTAAGAACTCCATATCATCATTGTCATTAGTCAATGTTACATGAAGTCCTTCAATCGCGCCCGCATGACGGCTCTTTACGATTCTGTTAGTTCCGTCGCCATTAGGCTTTACTTCGTTGTGATAGCCTGAATAAGTGATTTCGCAGGTATCTTCTGCATCACAAGTAAAACGGCGGCCATTGATTACGATAGATTCAACGCATCCAGAAGCCATTATTCACCTCCAAGATAGAAGCCAAAGAATACATCAGTTGAAGAAACTTCAATGTTTCCACTGAGCTTTACAGGGAACTTCACATTCAAACGCTTAGGATTCTCGCTGTCAATTTTGACTTCAAGATTTTTCTTTGTGAACTCTGCATCACTGATAATGGCTTTGCTTGCCAAAGATTTTGCAAGGTTTACAAAAGCAGTTACAACCATCTTAGGCTGTACAGCGTTAGGATTAGTTACCACATCAGCATCCGGAACAAGAGGAACACCAATCATTTCGTCAGCTTCCATAATGAGGCGGACGTTGTAAACAACGTTCATCAGCTTCATCATATCTACAACGTAGCGGCGTGAAGGATATTTTCCCTCAGCAACCGGATGATAGAATGTAATAATATCATTCAATCTTGCAGCTGAGCCTTCTTTAATGTTTGTAGAAGACCCCTTAGAAACTGCCTGATTGCGGACGTTGTAATCTTCCTGAACAAGATCATCACCAGTATGAAGACCTGTCAAAAGTCCTTTATATCCGCAGGCTGGATCCTTGTCAGCCTGTGTCATAATGTCGCTTACAAGACCCTTTGCAGCAACTACAAAAGGCATTTCGCGTGAACCAACCGAAGGAATCAGGAAGTTGATGTAATCGTTAGGACGAGCATCAGTTACAGCTGTACGAGTAGCATAGTTGTCAGTACATCCGTGAGCTACAAGACAGCCCTTCTTGTTAAGAACGCCCCAACGTCCTTCTCCCCAGTTCTGGTATTTATCCAGGTTAGTTGTGTTATTGTAAGGGTAAAGGTCAAGAACAACAGTTTCCCAAACCCCGCCGATAGCAGCAAGAGCGTCATCAACGTCGCCGTCGATAGAACCGCCTGAAAGCTGAGTAACGCTGAAAGTCAGGCCGGCAATGTCAGCCTGCAATTCAGTCTTAACCTGATTTCCAATTGTACCCTTAAATTTCGCAGTAAGCGGAATAGCATGATCATCAAGATCGCCAGCAGTTACAGGCATATTCAAAACGCCGTTAATAGCTGTTTTTACTTTTGCAAGTACATCATCGCCGGTGTCGTCTTTTGTAACGGCAAACTCAGCAACAATACCACCGATATAGATTTTACCGCTGCCATTTTTTGTAGCAGTTCCGGTAATTCCAAGACTTCCAGCCGCAGCAACAGCACTAGCACCCTCTGCAACCGGATAGATTGTTACAGGGAAACTTGCGCCATTTCCGCTAAGCGGGAAAAGCTGCAAGGCAGCCAAATGAAGAGGAGAACCATAGCCATAACGCTCTGCTACCAAAGCCGCGCTAGATTCACATTCATATTTTTTAGTCGAATAAGCAACGTTGCTGTTACCTGGACCTACAATTGCAAGTCTCTGAGGCAGAAGAGCAGCCTTGCCAGCGTTAAAGTTCTTGTAGCTAACTTCAACGCCTGTAACGCGTGAGATAGCAGAAGCACTTACACCCATCTTATTCCTCCTGATCCATATTCACGATAACCAATCCGGTATCGTCTAAGATTTCCAAAGATATAGGCGAAATTTCAACGCCCTCTACCTGAGGCGAGTGTTCAATCAGATCAACAGTCATAACGATGCGCACAATGCAAACTCTTCCAGCTGCACTCTGCTGACTAGGCATTCCTGTAGTCCTGCTGTTTACCGAACGCGATAAAACAACACCCCTCAACCCCAGATAGCTGTAATTTGCGGCACAAAGAATGTTCCGGATTATCCGCGCAGTCTTCCACGCTTTCACCGTTGCCATGCGCCCCAGTCTACCGTCGCCGTCAAAAGTTCCGGTAGCATAACAGTCAATATTGAAAGTGGCTGTCATATTACTTTTATTTCTGTCATCAGTACCTTTTTGACGTGTATCACCCACAAGCGACACATTCACAAGCGGAAAAACACTTTCGTCCTCTTCCGTTTGCAGTTCCCACGGATGATCATTCTCCAGATAAACCTTGATATTGTAATCATCCTTGCTTGATTCCCCGGCAGCTTCGGCAAGCTCAAACTGGTGAGCTGTCTCTAAAGCCAGGATGCCGCAAATCTGATCGCGTACAATCTCAACGTTATCCGGCGTACTTAAAAGCTCGTTGATTTGATAATCACTCATTCTCTTTTTCCTCGTCCTTAGACTTCTCTTCAAGATCCAAAGCCAAAATCAAACGACCTACTCCAAGAGTTCTGTCAGGCTCAAATCGAACCACAAACAAAATCCATTCATGGCCGCTCATATCAACGTAAACCACACGCCAGCCGGAAGCTGGCTTTACATATTCGCCATCAGAAACAAAATCGCTCATTCTGAAACAAGCTGTAATCGTTCTTCCGGCAATTGGATTTCCTTCGGTATCAACCAGATAACCAATATCACCGACAAACCCCTGTAATGTAACGCCAGTTCCATTAGGTCGAAGCAATGTAAAATCGACAGCTCCGCCAGTTTCTTTGTCAGTCAAAGTTACTGCTAAATCCGCTTCTGCAAGCTGTCTCAAACCCATTTACTTTCCACCTTTATTTTTTTCAGTATCAGCTTTTCCGGCATCAGCTTTTCCGGCGTCGTCTTTTCCAGCGTCGTCTTTTCCAGCGTCGTCTTTTCCGGCGTCGTCTTTTCCGGGTTTAGCATCAACTTCGATAATCTGTTTTTTTTCTAATGCTCTTTTAAAAGCATCTTTCGGATCAAAGATTTTTTCAGTAATTTCATCACCAGGAAGATAGTCCTTACCGTTGTTATAAAAACAGTTACCATCCGCAACAACATATTTTTTCATAAGCTACCTCTTACGAAACAACTGTCAAACAACCAAAGCGGTCAATTGAAACAGGAATACAGATAGGACGTGTAGTTGCCTGAGCAACAGTTGTATCCTTATCTTCATTATTGTAAACCTTGTTATGAACCTTCATGCCGCCATTCGGATAAATAACAGTATCAGGAACGACAGAAACAAATGGCTCAACCATTCCAAGTGAAGGAACACCGCCGTAAACAAGACGGAAGTCAAGATCTTCTATATCAGCAAGCATGATAACTTTTTTATCATCAACAAATTTGTTTGATGTAGAACCTTTGAAATCCTGGTAACGTCCGTTATAAACCCAAAGGTCATAACGATAAGCTCCAGATTCAAGATAACCCATGTACTTGCCGCCTTTATTAACAAGGCGAGGAGAGAAGTTACCAAGACCAAGACCGTCCTTTTTAACAGCATTCTGAACCTTTGTGTCCTGAATGAAATAATCCCAAGCAGCAGCACCGAAAATAATGTTTTTCGGATCTACAAGACCATCAGCACGAATTGCATCTGCAAGGGCATTCAAATCCTTAATAGGATCAGCTGAACCGCCATCCCACATATTTGTTACAGATTTGATATGAGTGTTCTTTGGCTTGAAATCCAAAACATAAGCCTCGTTTCCGGCATCATCAGTAAGAGTGAGCTTACCAGTCTGGAGAACCTGAGAAGCCTGCAACTCAATAGAACGATTGAGCATTCCATACATAAGCTGGAAACCACGTTTTAAGATGTTTACCAGGCGGCCAAGCCAAGTACCGATAGCTTCATATTCATTTTCGCCTGGCTGTCTTTTAAGCAGGTCAAAAATGTTTACCGGACGAGAAAGTTTATATACAGGAGGCTTAACCTGTTTTCCTGTAAACACATCATCCGCAATTGCAATGGCACCGTTTGAAAGGTTACGAAGAACAGGCGCAACCTGTTCACCCGAACGAACGATGTCAATGTCAATATATTCTGCATCAGTGTAATCTTCTTCGCTTGTTTTAAAGAAAGAAGCGAGGAAGCCCATTTTATCCATCTTCGGAAAGCTCTCGAAGATTTTAAGAACCTTTTCCTTGAATGCACTCTGCATATCAATACTCCTTTATAACTACTGATTGTCAGTAGAATTCATTTCAGTAATAGT